AACAGGGCTATTGCGGCCTATGACCGCTATGAGGCCGATGCAATTGTTATCGAAGTGAATCAGGGCGGCGATATGGTTAGACACACCTTAGAAGCCGCTAGGCCTGGCCTCCCCATTGTGGAGGTAAGGGCGACACGCGGAAAGCATGTAAGAGCAGAACCCATATCCGCCCTGTACCAATTGGGCCGCATCTCGCATGTCGGGGCGTTCCCCGAGCTTGAAAGCCAAATGTGCCAGATGACGGCAGCGGGCTATGAGGGCCAGGGGAGCCCCGACCGTGTGGATGCTCTGGTTTGGGCATTTACAGAACTATTCCCGCAGATGACGCGGGAGAAATCAAACCCGAAACATGTAGAAGCACCGGCAATGTCCGGTGGATGGATGGCTTAGTGGAAACTCAGACTGAACTCGCCACGCGCTTGGTTGAAGAGGCGCTGGAAGAAAACCCCGACTTCGCCACATGGACCCAGTTCGCGCAGGAACTCTACTTAGAAAACAAGGTCCGCGAGGCCATAAAATCCCCCGAGGTTGTGAATGGATAAAGACATACTTGCTGAGGCGTTGGAGAAATTCGACGAATCTCAGACAGTTTCTAGTCACAACCGAGATGAGGCGCAGGAAGACATACGCTTTGCGCGCCTGGCGGATCAGTGGCCCAAAGACATTAAGAAGATTCGCACCCAAGAGGGCCGCCCCTGCCTCACTATCAACAGGCTGCCTACGTTTATTCGCCAAGTAACCAACGAAGCGCGCCGCACAACGCCTGGCGTTAAAGTGCGCCCGGTAGACAATGGCGCGGACGAGGGCACCGCTGAGGTCATTGGTGGCTTGGTACGCGCCATAGAGCGCAAGGGCGGCGATGTCGCTAAGGATACCGCTGTTGATCACGCAGTAACGAGCGGGTTTGGCTTTTTCCGACTGGAAATCGATTATGTACATCCGATGTCGTTTGAAATGGAGTGCCGTTTCAAGCGTGTCCCAAACCCCCTGATGGTGCACTGGGATGTAAACAGCTCAGAGGCGGATGCCAGCGATTGGGAATATGCATTTGTCTCGGAGTTCTACACGAAAGAACAATTCGAGGCGGCTTACCCTGATGCGGACAAGGTTGAATTTGAAGGCTCGACATTTGACGGCGTAGAGCATTGGTTGAGCGATGACAATATTCGCGTTGCCGAGTATTGGGAGCGCACACAGGTCAAAAAGAAGATCGTTCAACTCAATAATGGCCGCGTTGTCCGCGAAGAACATTTGCCCGATCTGGCCCGGGAGGTTTTGGTCGCGGGCGGTATGGACTCGGAGATTGCCAAGCAGCTCAAGGATGATGAAGTCCTAACCGCTGCCAGCATTGACACGGGGCTAGAGGCTGTCCGCGAACGCGAAAGCACATTTAACGAAGTCACGCGCCGGGTTATCTCTGGCGCCGATGTTCTTGAGGAGTCCAAGTGGCCGGGCTCTACGATTCCGATTTGTCCTGTGTTGGGTGATGAGGTTTACAGCGAAGGGCGCAGGCATTTCCGCTCACTAATTCGCGATGCCCGTGACCCGCAGCAGATGTTCAATTACTGGCGCTCCGCCTCTACTGAGTTGGTGGCCCTGGCCCCCCGTGCGCCGTTTATCGGCCCGAAAGGTTTTGTGCCGAAGGGGCATGAAGAAAAATGGGCAACCGCTAACACACGCTCCCACGCCCACCTGGAATATGAGGGCCAAGCGGCGCCGCAACGGCAGCCTTTTGCGGGCGTGCCCGCGGGCGCCATCCAAGAGGCTCTAAACGCATCAGATGATATCAAGGCCATTACTGGGATTTATGATAGTTCGTTGGGCGCGCGATCGAATGAAACAAGCGGCAGGGCAATCTTGGCCCGCGAGCGCCAGGGCGATATCAGCAACTATCATTTCGTTGATAACCTGAATCGCGCCGTTGAGTACGCTGGGCGGTGCTTGGTGGAAATTATCCCCCATGTGTATGGGGCCCGGGAAGCCATCCGCATACTTGGCCCCGACCAAAAAGAGAACGTTGTTAACCTAACCCAAGAAAACCCCGGCGAATTTAAAGAGGATGGTGAGCGCAAGCTCTATAATCTAGGGGTTGGCACCTACGATGTAACCGTTGAAAGCGGCCCGAATTTCGCCACACAGCGCGAAGAAACCCGCGAGGCATTACTTGAAATACTGCGGGTGTACCCCGCCGCAGCGCCGTTTATTGGCCCGATGCTACTGCGTCATATGGATGTAGTGGGGGCTGATGATCTGGCAGACAAGGTAGAGGCTGTAACTCAGCCGCAGCCGGGGTTGCCCGGCCAACCAGCGCAGCCGGGGTTGCCCGGCCAACCAGTTCCCCCAATCGACCCGGCTCAGGCCGGGTTTTTTAATGGAGGAAATACAGCCGCGCAGTGATGCGCCGCAATCCCATAGATGGAGAGAATTATGGCAGATGAATTGGCCGCCGTTGAAGACGGAGCCGAAGCAGAAACCATTGAAACGCCGGAAGCGGAAGCCGATGACGTTTCAGAACCCGAAACCCCCGACGAGCTAGAAGCGGAAGCCCAAGAGGATGACCCTCAAGAGGAAGATGCGGAAGCCGACCCGGAGGAAGAGGAAGAAATCGAATTAATCGAGTTTGATTTCGGCGGGAACAAAATGGAACTGCCCAAGGGCAGCGTCCCCGATGAGCTTGCCGACAAGATCGATCAATTCACCAAAGGCACTTGGTCCGATTACACCAAGAACAAGCAGGAGCTTGTCGAGAAGGGCAAGGCTCTGGAAGCACGCGAGGGTGCAGTCCAGAAACTTGAATCTTTTCAAGGCGAGGCCCTGGAGATTTATTCAATTGGCTTGCGTTTGCGGCAAGAAATCGAGCAGTTGGAAAGCATGAATTTGAATGAGATGTGGCAATCCGATCCGGATCAGGCCCGTCGCGTTTCAGATATGCTCTCTGCAAAACAGCGCGATTTCCAAGCATCCGTGGACGCCGTCTCTGAAGCAGAGGCCAAGCTAGAAACTGCGCTCACCGAAGAAACGGAGCGCCGCGTTAGCGAAGGCAAGGCCCTGATTGAGAGGCAAGTACCCGGTTTTGAGGCCGCGCACCTACCAGACGTTATCAACTATGCCGTTGAGACGTTGGGGATCGAGCCCGAAGCCGCGAAAGGTGACTGGGCACTAGACCCAGCCATTACGTTGGCCGTTCACAAGGCAATGCTTTTCGATCGAATGCAAGCCAAGGCCAAAGAGGCCAAACCGAAACCCGCACCTGCAAAGCCCGTCAAGGCGAAAGCCAAATCGGGCAATACCCGCGGTCCAAGTCTCGACTTGAACGCAGACGCCGACAAAATGAGCGCGGCTGAATGGGCACGCAGGCGCAATCAGCAACTCGCCAAGCGAGCGCAATGATAGCTCGCGAGGCAGGCCCGCCGTGAGGCGACGCCTATTCCTTTAGAGGGAAATATCAATGGCTAATAGCATTTTAACTCCGACCGCGGTAACGCGGGAGGCCCTGCGGATTCTGCATCAAAAGCTGAATTTCGTTGGGAACGTAACGCGGGAGTATGACGACTCCTACGCCAAATCTGGCGCAAAAATCGGTGACTCGCTGAAAATTCGCTTGCCCAACCAATACACGGTTCGGACGGGCGCAACTCTTTCGGCGCAGGACACCACCGAATCAAGCACCACTTTGCAAGTTGCCACGCAAAAGGGTGTGGATGTCAACTTTACGTCCGCTGAATTGACGATGGAATTGGATGATTTCTCGGATCGCATTCTTGAACCGGCTATGTCGGTTTTGGCCGCGAATATCGAGAATGACGCCATGTCCATGTACAAGGACGTTTACCAAGAAATTTCGGACGTTGGTGCGTCCATCACCCTGGATGACGTTCTTGAAGGTGCCAAAAAGCTGGAAGACGCACTTACGCCGTCCAGCAATCGTTGCTTGAACCTGAATACCCGCGACAATGTTGACCTCGTGTCGGCACTTAGCGGCCTGTTCAACCCTCAAGCCAACATCGGCAAAAACTTCAAGGAAGGCATGGTGGCTAATCAGTTCGTTGGGTACAAAGATGTTTATTGCAATACGCTTTGGCCGACGCACACCACCGGCACGGATGACGGCACCGGCGATTACCTCGTTAATGGCGCGTCCCAAACGGGCGCCACGTTGACGGTTGATACCGGCGCCGGAACTTGGAAGAAGGGCGACATCCTGTCCATTACGGGCGTGAATCGCGTGCATCCGGAAACCAAAGCCGACACGGGCGAGCTTATGAAGTTCGTTGTGACGGCTGACGCCGGAGCTTCCGCAACTTCGTTATCAATCTCGCCGTCCATCACCGTTTCGGGCGCCTCGCAGAACGTCACCGGCTCTCCGGCGGACAATGCGCAGGTTTGGAAGCGTGAGAGTGATGATAGCACTGCGATTGGCGCAAGTGCGGATTACAAGGTTAGCTTGGGCTTCCACAAAGAGGCCTTTGCGTTCGCGACTGCGGACCTTGTGATGCCGTCCGGCGTTGATTTCTCGGCGCGCGAAGTGCTTGACGGCATTTCCATGCGGATTGTGCGTGACTACGACATCAACAACGACAAGTTCCCTTGCCGTATTGATGTTTTGTACGGTTACAAAGCAATTCGTCCGGAATTGGCCGTGCGTTACGGCTTTAACTAGGACTAACTGGCTCGCCCTTCGGGGCGGGCCTTTCCTTTTGTTGGGACTATTTGAGAGAGGTAGAAGTAATGCCCCGGGGTCTGCTAGAGAAAAAGCAGCCAAGCAAGGGCGCTTGGCATTGGCTGCCATACGCTGCGCCGCGCGATCTGTTTGCCGACCAGGCCGCAAACGCAGGTAGCATGGATTTCGAAACGCCCGTGCTGCCGCTGCCCATAAAGAAGCTCAGTCGCCTCTACCCTGAGTTCGCTCGTTTTTTTGAGCAAGACAAAGGGCCACAGGGATGGTCGGCGAGCATCTTCGGGGCAGACGTAAAGCCGAAGATGTACGCATCAGGTTCTACGACAGGAGCATCCCCGCTGTATGACCTGCCCAGCGGCCCGGTCAGGGGCGACTTGAGAAACTTCGGCATGGGATATGGTGCTGGTGTAAACGTGAACACAAGCGTGGGGAACTTCGGCCTTGGCGGTCGAGGTCACGTTTACTCCGGGAGCTTGTCGCATCCAGAAGAACTGAGGGAGTACCTGAGACCGGGCGAGTCCATGAAGCCAGAGTGGTCTGGCTATGGGCTAGACAGCATCCAAGGCACGTATTCGTCGCCGCCGACATCGTACTCCCCGCAAGGGAAGTACTCGGGAAGCATCGACGTTCACAACAACGCACAGACAAGCGGGTTTTTCGAAGACCCAACAATTATGGGAAGGGTTAAAATTAGGTTTTGAGAGAGAAGGCAATGAGAGATGGAGTTCGACACACCATGAAAATACACAACATGACCCGTGAGCAGGTCCAAGAAAGGTTGCGCAAGACGACGCAACCGGCAATCCCACCCTTTGTTGGGACTATTTGAGAATGGCTTATTTACAGGATCGCCGCTACCGCATTGTTGGCGGCAAGCTTGAAAAGAATTTCGACGGCGACCAAGAAGGATGGTTCAAGTCCAAGGCTGATGCCAGGGATGCGGTTAAAAAGCCGAAACCCAAGCGTAAGCGTAATCCTACGCGCAAGAAGCCCGCGGGCAAAATTTCCGATGTTGTTGCTATCCCTGGTGCCAACAAGCCCGCAAGAAAGGCCAACACTAAATGACTCTGCTTTCTATCTGTCAGAACGCCGCCGACGAAATAGGGATATTGCGCCCTACTGAGGTGGCGTCCAGCACAGACCCAAATATCAGGCGCTTATTCCGCTACGCGAACAAGGTGGGCGATCGTCTGATGAGGGTCTTCGCCTGGCAGGACTTGCGAAAAGAGCATTCTTACACAGCTACGAAGTCCGTTATTCAGACGGAAGCGGACTGGAAGCCCAGCGACTTTGACCGCTTTTGCCCGGAAACTTTTTGGGACCGGAGCAACAACTACAATATTTCCGGGCCTATTAGCTCTACTGAATGGGCAACGCTCAGAAGCGGGACTTATGAGGGCACGCGAAAGTTTGCCTACCGCGGAGGAGAGCTTTTAGTGTTCCCGATACCCCAAGGCGCGGCACGGTTTGCATTTGAATATGTAAGCAAGAACTGGGCGAAGGATTCCGGCGGCACTTCCAAGGCTAATTTTGAGGCCGATAGTGATACCGCCGTTATAGATGAGGATCTGATTACTTACGGTGTTCGGTATGAGTTTTTAGAGGCGGAAGGCCTCCCGAGCGCGCACGCCGCTGCTCAATACGAGGAGCGGTTTGAACTCTTAATAGGAAACGATCAACCCAACGTGGCCATACTTGTGGCCGGCGATCTATTTGGTGTTGGGCGTCACTTCACTGGCGAGCCAGGACAATCTTCGGAGCAAATATCTGGCGACGAGTCCGCTCCCGTTCTTGGCAACAGCAACATAATTTTAGGTGCATAATGGCCGACCTGACGGGCAAAAACATTGATGATGTTTACAAGGACTTTCTGCAAGTATCCAACGGCAACCAAGGTGTGGATGGCACGCTGCGGCGGGTATCGGACGGTGAGGGAACAGAGAGCGCCCTTTCTCTATCGGAGTCCGAAGCCAAAGTTACGGGCGACCTTGAGGTAACGGGAACGCTCACGGCGCCGGTTTCGGGCTTAACGGGCGCGGTTCCTGTCGCGAATGGTGGCACCGGCGCCACGTCCGCAGCGAATGCTAGAACTAATTTGGGCGTAGCCATTGGCTCTGACGTGCAGGCGTATTCAAGTGTATTAGCCAATACTACCGCGTCATTTCTCGTAGCAGATGAGACCAAGCTCGACGGCATTGAAGCATCGGCAGACGTAACCGACGCAACCAATGTTGCCGCTGCTGGCGCTGTCATGGACGGGGATTTCGACAGTAATGGTGTTTTGGTGCGTACCGGCGCCGGTGCATATAACAACCGCACGATTACCGGCACCACAGATGAAATAGATATCACCAATGGCGATGGCGTTTCTGGTAATCCGGTAGTTGGGCTTTCGTCATCTATCACCGACGCATGGACGAGCTACACACCAACCATTACCGCCGGGTCCGGGACGCCTACAACCGTTTCCGCATCCGGAGCCTATTTGCAGATTGGCAAGATCGTTGTTTACAGGTTTGAAGTAACCATCACCACCGTGGGCACCGCTAGCGGCTTTATCGGGGTGTCTCTTCCAGTAAATAGCCTTGCTGGGTTTTACTCCGCTGGCGGCGCGGGCATGGAGGTGAATGTCACCGGGCACATGGCCAAGGGCATCATTAACACGCCTGGGGGGCACCTAATTCAGGTTACTCGCTACGACAACGCCTCCCTGTGGGGTAGTGGGCGTGCAATTAAATTCACCGCCACTTACGAGGCCGCATAATGAACAAGAGAGTAGAGGCCAGCACGGCTCTTGCTGAAAGCGATACGGTAATTGTTAGGATAGCCGAGGCAGTTTCCTTAGGCCTCATCAGCTATAACGCCAAGGATGTCCAAGCCTGGGCGACATATCGGCGTTCGCTTCGTGACATTGTTGCCACTGGCGAGGGTGATATTCCTGCAAAGCCCGACTACCCGGCGGGGACGTAGTGCCCGGCACAAGTTCATCTTTGCCAGCCCCGACAGGAGGTTGGAACACAAGGGATGCTCTTGCGGATATGCCCGAGACTCATGCAGTTATACTGGATAATTGGTTCCCCGAAACCGAAGAAGTTAGGCTAAGGGGCGGGAGCGTTTCCCATGCCACTGGAATGAGTGGTGCGGTTGAGACGCTTATGGAATACACGCCGCTTACCGGATCATCCAAGCTATTCGCGGCTAATAATAACGCTATTTATGATGCATCGGGTTCGGGCGATGTTGGCGCCGCCGATGTGTCGAGCCTGTCTAACGACCGCTGGCAGCATGTGAATGTGGGCACCGCCGCGGGGCAATATCTGTTCTGCGTTAATGGTGCGGATACGCCGCGTGTGTACGATGGGTCAACGTGGTCAACCACAACAGCCACCGGCCCCACTATGGCGAGCCTAATATGGTGCAACCTCCACCAGCGGCGCTTGTGGTTTGGCGAGCAAAATAGCCTTTCGGCATGGTACTTGGGCGTTGATTCCATAACCGGCGCTGCAACCGAATTTAAACTGGGGGGGATTGCTACGCAGGGCGGCTACCTGATGGCGATGGCGACCTGGACCCAGGATGCGGGCGACGGCAAGGACGATGCCGCGGTATTCCTGACATCGGAAGGCGAGGCCATCGTATATCAGGGCACAGACCCCAACGACGCCACAAAGTGGGCGCTGGTGGGCGTGTTTAGAATTGGCAAGCCAATAGGTCGCCGATGCATGATAAAGGCCGGGCCTGACTTGGTGATGGTGACAGAGGACGGGTTTGTTACGGCCTCATCCATTCTATCGGTCGATCGCACGCAAGCCCGGCTGGGCGCCCTTAGCGATCAAATCAACAAGGCGGTAAATGATGCCGTTAGGGATTACGGCGGCAATTTTGGTTGGCAACCGGTTTTATATCCACGCGGCACCATGATGCTTTTCAACGTTCCTGTGGGTAACAGTCAGGCGCATCAATACGTTTTCAACACCATCACCGGCGCTCCGGCCCGGTTTACCGGGCAGAACGTTGTTAGCCTGTCTTTGTTGAATGACGAGCTATATGGCGGCACCTATTCGGGCACGGTAATTAAGCTGGACACGGGCAATTCGGACTTAGGGTCCATTATCAACGGCGATGCCCTGCAGGCCTTTAACTATTTCGGGTCCAAGAAATCCAAAGCGTTCAGAATGGCGGAGCCGATTTTTACCAGCTCTGGCGATCCCAATCCTTCGCTGGATTTTTACACAGATTTTACCGTCACCACACCCATTGGAAGCAATACCGCATCGCCCGTTAGCGCGGCGAAGTGGGGAAGCGGCAAGTGGGGAATTGATAAGTGGGGGACAGACGGCACCGTTTATCGGGGCTGGCGAGGCATAACCGGGATTGGGCGCTCAGGCGCTTTAAGGGTGCGCGTTGATACGAATACGCAGCGCCCGTCCTGGGTGGCAACCAACTATCAATATGTCCCCGGCGGGCTGCTTTAATTGCTTCTGTATGGCCATGATGCCGAGGTTGCGGAGTGGGTTTTCGAGAACATCCCCCATCTTGGCAATGGCGATTTCGGACCGTGTGCGGCTATTGGGGTTTTATCAAAGAAGCATGAAATAGTTGCTGGCGTCGTGTACCACGACTATCAGCCGGATTATTTAACCATTCAACTTAGCATGGCCTCGGTAACACCATTTTGGGCCAAGCCAGACAATATCAAGGGGCTGCTTACTTACCCCTTTCATCAGTTGGGCGTTAACAAAATTTGGACGGCCACGCCCCACGAAAGCGAGCGCGTTATTAAATTCAATCGGCACTTAGGATTTACGCAAGAAGCGGTATTGGCTCATCACTTTGGGCCGAAGCGCCACGCAGTCATTTGCCGGATGCTTAAACCCGACTTCACAAGGAAATATCATGGGTAAGAAATCTCCCGAAGCGCCAGCTGCGCCCGATCCTGCAAAGACGGCGGCGGCGCAGGCGGCGGCGAACAAAGAGGCTGCTATTTCGCAAGCCAATATCAATATGGTGAATCAGTACACGCCATATGGCGCGCTTGAATACACCCAACGCGGCACCGCGGAGGACGGCACGCCACAATATGCGGCTACGCAGACGCTATCGGACGACCAACAAAAGCTGTTCGACCTTAGCAACCAGGCGCAACGGCAATATGGCGAAATTGCCAACCAACAGCTTGGGATGGTGGGGGACAGGCTATCCGACCCTCTGGACTTTGGCTCATTGGGTGCGGCCCCTGTAGCGAATGAAGACTATCGCAACCTGGTTGCCCAGGCGCAATTCGACCGCATTAACCCACAATTGGAAATGGACCGCGAGAGGCTGCGCACGCAGCTTGTAAACCAAGGCTTCCAGCAAGGCACGGCGGCCTATGACGATGCGATGAGCGATTTTGATAGAAGCCGGAACGATATGCGGTTAGCGATCGATGCATCTGCAGGCGAAGAAATGGCTAGGATGTATGCCTTGGAGAATGCGTCGAGAAACCAGGCTATTTCGGAAATGCTGCAGGAGCGCTCAGTTCCCCTAAACGAAACCGCAGCGCTTATCAGCGGCACGCAAGTGCAAAACCCGGCTTTTGTTAATACGCCTACGCAGAGCATCGCAGCGGCTCCCATCGCTGAGAGTATTTATGGCTCGTATAACGGGCTCCTTAACCAGTATGCGGCGGACAGGGCCGCGCGGAGTGCGGAAACCGCCGGACTGTATGGCTTGCTTGGTACTGGCGCGCTGGCGGGCGCCTACGGTTGGGGCGGTCGGCGATGAACTTGGCATAGGAGGATTGCGCTAGATGATTAACCTTAATCGCTTTTCGAGGGGCAACCGTTTGGCGGCACTGTTGTCGCAACAGCCCAGCACAAACGATGGAACCCACTTGGGTGGCCTGGCTTCGGTTCTAACCAAGGCGCTTATCGGCCATGAGGCCGGGCAGCAAGAGGCGAGGGACGC